TTCTTTCAGGGGATCAAGCCGAGGCCAGTTCTCAGTGCCGACAAATGGGCAGAGGAGCATCTTGTTCTGTCGGAACGCACATCATTGATTGCCGGGCCGATCAGGTTCGCCGTGACTCCGTACCTGAGGGAGCCGGTGAAGAGATTCAGCGATCCAGAGGTCAGGAGGGTATCGATCTGCTCTGGCAGACAGTGGGGGAAAACCACCTTCCTGTTTTGCACCTTGGGATATGTCATGGATTATGATCCCGGCCCGGCCTTGTTCGTGAGTGCAACCGAGGCTGGTGTCACCGCTACAAGCAAAGATAGGTTACAGCCCTTGATTCTGGATTGTCCGGCACTCCGTAGGCATCTCACCGGGAAGAGAGAAGATTTACAACTCCTCGCCTATACCCTCAACACAATGACCATGAGGTTCGGATGGTCGGGATCGGAGACATCCCTGAGGTCGTTGCCGATCCGCTATCTGTTTGAAGATGAGAAATCTGCATTTCCTCAGGGAGCGTCGAGTGCCGCCGAAGCAACAACCACGACATATTGGAATCATAAGATCGCATCGGTGAGCACACCGATGGAGATGAATGATCCGATGTGGAGGAGTATGGGCTTGAAGCCAGCACGGGAGGATTTCAAGAATGAACAACTCTGGGAGACAAAGAATTGGATACCCACCGGCATGACATCGGTGTATTTCTACGAAGTGAAATGCCCCAACTGCAAGAAGTACATCCGTCTTGAATGGTCGGGAGTGAGATGGCCGAAAGATTGTGCCATCGGTCAGCTTGATGATCTGGGATGGTATGAATGCCAGAAGTGCAAGAAGAAGATCACCGATGGTCAGAAATTGGAGATCATCGGCAAGGGAAGGTGGAAGTGTCAGAATCCCGGACACAAATGGATCGCCTTTCATGGGAGCAGTCTCTATTCGCCTTGGCCGTCTTGTAGTTTCGGGGCGATGGCGGCGAGGTATCTCAGGGCAAGGATCGTACAAGACCCGGCTGTGATGAAGAGCTTTGTGAATAATTGGTTGGCGATGCCATTTGAATTGGATCAGCAGGGGATCGAGTTGGTCAGTGAGAAGGTCATTGAGAGGGCACGGCTGACATATCGCCGGAATGAAGTCCCGAAAGAGGTGAAGGCTCTTGTCATGGGTGCAGATATTGGAGAGCACCAGTGCCATTATGTGATCATTGGTGTCGGCTCTGACAGTGAATTGTGGCTCATATCGTGGGGAGTGGTCGCAGATTCTGAGGCTCTGTTCAGGGTGGCAGAAGAAGAAACGTGGCCGCATCCGAATGGGAGTCAGTTGAAGGTGGTGATCGGGGGAGTTGATGCGAGATACCGCAGACAGGAGATCATTGAGAGATGCAGGAAGTTCCCCACGATCAAGGCAGTTCAGGGTGAGGCTCAGATCAAAGACCCAAGGAAGATGTACCAGCTCCCGTGGAAAGCAACCGCACTGGATAGGGATGCCGGGGGGAAGGCGTTGCCGGGGTCGATGATGGGCTACCGGGTGAACACCCTATATTGGAAGGAGTTCGTCTATGGGAGATTGAATCATCGGGAGGATCAGCCGTGCCTCCTTCATCTCCCGAAGGATCGTGATGAAACTCTCGAAAGGCATCTGCAGTCGGAGCATGAGGTGGTGAAGAGAAAGAGGGGATCGTCTGAGGTGGTCAGGACATGGGTGACAAGGAAGGGATTCGATGCAAACCATTATCTGGATTCCGTTGTATATGGATGTTGTATCGCCCATGCCTTCCATCTCTTCAACATGAAGGAAGATGGCAAGGTGTTCACCGGCACAGCGGAAGATGCCAAGGTGAAGCCGACAGGGAAGATTCGGGAAAATAAGTTTCTTGGAGATCGAGAATGAGGTCATTTGTCGACCATAGGCGGGGCATCATCCTGTTATCAGCAGACCATAGCCCTGCCATCGGGGGATTGCGAGGGGCATTAGCCTCAGGGGCATTCCAATCAGGTCGCCCAATGAAAGCAGGTGGATTTGATCGGGGAGGGTTAAGGGTCGGCTTAACCCGAGGGATAAGCTAGAGACAGAAGCATATACATATACATAGGAGGTTCAAGGTGAACAAGAGAAATGGGAATGGGAAAGAGAAGAAGAAGGTGGCGAAGTCAGGCATCAAGAAGAGGGCTGAGTTGAAGATCAAGACAATGAAGATCGAAGAACTCAAGCCTCATCCTCAGAATCCAAGAAAGCACCCGCCGAAGGGGTCGGAACAGTGGAATGCGCTCAAGACCAGTCTGGAACACGACTATTTCGATCCGATTGTGTTCAATGAGAGGAATGGATTGTTGGTGTCTGGTCATTTGAGAGCGAAGGTGTTGAGGGAGTCAGGGTTCACCCATGCTGATGCTGTAATCAAGAATTATGCGAATGATGTCCATATCGCTCGGATGATCGCCGCCAATCAGTTACAGGGTGAAGATGATTTCCAAATGATCAAGGATTTGATTGAGGAGATCGATACCGGAGCGATTGATCTGGAGCTCACGGGAATCCCTGAGAATGAAATCGCTGAGATGATGGCGCCGGATATGCCGGGAGAGGACCCGGAGATCGTATTCACAGAGGAGCTGATGGAATGCCATAATTATGTTTGCCTGTATTTCGACAATGAAGTGGATTGGTTACAGGCACAGACCTTGTTAGGAATCACCACAGTCAAAGCCTTGGACTCCAAGCCGGGATTCGAGAAGAAGGGAGTGGGCAGGGTGATGAGAGGCCCTGAGGCCATCCAGAAGATTCTGAGAGGTGGAGGTGAAGCATGAAGGTGTCAGTGAATGCACCAAGTTACCGAAGACCCAATGCTGTGACCACTCTCGGCTATTTGCCGTTCTGTAGGTTGTGGGTGTGCGAGACAGAGTATGATGAATATGTTGCCGCAAATCCCGGTGCGGACATCGTGAAGGTTCCGAAGGGTGTGCAGGGAAATGTGTCGAGGATCAGGAATTATATTTTGGATCATGCCGACACGGATGTGATCTGCATCATTGATGATGATATGACCAACATCGGATATTATGAACAGACGAAGAGATTGTTCGTCCATCCTGATGAGGTGTTGGCCTTCATAGAAAAGTATTCGGAGTTGGCAGTCGGGTTCGGGGTGAAGTTGTGGGGAGTGAATGTCAATCCAGACAAACAGTGTTATCGGGAATACACGCCATTCTCGTTGGTGAGTTATATCGGTTCACCGTTTTCGTGCCACATCAATTCTGACCTGAGATATGATGAGAGGATTCCGCTGAAAGAGGATTATGACATCACTCTTCAACACCTGAATACATATCGGAAAGTTCTGCGGGTGAATAAGTATTTCTACACCGTGAAGCAAGGAGCGTCTGGAGGAGGACAGCCCGGTGGATGTGCAGTGATGAGGAACATCGAAGAAGAGAAGCGACAGTTCGACATCTTGCAGAAGAAGTGGGGAAGAGAAATTGTGCGAAGGGATTCGTCGGTTGATCGGTCACACAGTTCAAAGAAGAAGAGGAAGGTGGTCGATCTGAATCCCGTGATCCGAGTACCGATCGGACAAGTCTAATGAGATCACTTGCCGGGCATTCGTTTCAGTCGGGGGCGGAAAGACGCCGGGCAGAGGAACTTGTCGAGATGGAAGAGGTCGGTGACATTACCGGCCTTGAGTTTCAAAAGGTGGTATGGTTGACAAGAGCCAGTGTGCAATACACGGCTGACTTCTTCTACCATGAAGAAGAGAGAGACATCGACATCTATGAAGAGGTGAAGGGAAAAGAGTGTTACCCTTGGTACACCATTCGTAAATTGTGGCGAGTGTATGGCCCGACAGTCTTGATCGTTTTGAAGGTCGGAAGCCGAGGCCAGTTGAGGATCGCAGAACAGATTTGGCCCACTGGTTAGCAAGTCCGGTATTCATAGCGGTAAACTCCTGATCTTTTTTTCACGTATTTTCACCCAACGGGTTGACCTTTGCAGTATTATTCTGTATTATTGCAACCAAGATGAAGATTGAGATGAACAACGAAACGGAGATCAAAGTCAAAAGAGATTCCATCCTCGAAGAGGTCACAGGGTGTCAAGAGATGGAATGCATATCGGCTGACCGCCTATAGAGTGGAGAGATCGGCCTGTACATCGGTACAGGGAGCCGACCACAAACAATCGTCTGGAGTAGGAACTAGGGACGAGGATATGCACCTACCGGAGCAGAGATACCTTCCACGCCGTGATCCACATTGAGGGGAGCGAAGAAGGTCTGCGGAAATAGTATGGTGAAGAGGATGGTGGAGGGGGGATCGAGTGTGAGACACCGATCCCCCTTCTGATACCACAAACAATTTTCGGAGAAGAAGAAAGTGACAGCCAAGAAACAAACAGAGGAGGAGTGCATGAATCGGAGAATCATGGATATGACAATGGCGGAGCAGAAGGTGGTTGCCTATCTGTTGAACAAATATCAGCCACCACCGAGAAGGTTCTGGACGGCCTTCAATGTGATCTGGGCATCAACAAATGAGGTCAAGGATGCGGTGAAGCTGGCCTTGAAGGATAAGAAGGTGACGGAGTTCGGAATGGATTGGATCGAGAGGATCAAGAAGGGGGTCGGTGCATGAATGTTCCCTACCTGATGAAGCAGGACTTGTTTGATCTGGATTTCGGATTGAGCAAGGAAGTGATGTCGGAGATCACGGAGACAGATCGTTTCCCGATCTTTCGACAGATGGCCGGAGAAGATGATGGTGTGTGGATTTCGATCCGCACGAAGTCGGGAGTGGTGAAGAGGGAAGTGTGTGGTTTGTTCTTGATGGACTTGCCGGAGATGGAGATTCAGATGGTGGATGGAGATGCCTCGGAGTGGGGCGAAGCGTAAGAAGTAAGTGACAGCCAAAAAAGAAACAGGAGAAAGACAATGACGAAGTTCGAGAAAATCAAAGTCGGTGATGCAATCGTGATCGAGAATCGTGGGGATGATTACATTGGTAAGGTTATCAAAAAGACAGCGAAACAGATCGTGGTCAAGCCTCCCTTTGTAAAGGATGGATCGGAGCAGAGGTTCTGGGAGCTTAGGTTCAAGGAGGGGTATTCAGAGAAGAGCCTACGCAGGGTTGGAAAGGGGCATGGCACATTCAAGTATTGCGATGCACGGTATCTGACCGAAGAAGATGATGCCTTGAAGATGATCAGGGTTCAGGATGCGAGGGAGATCAAGAGGATCGATGAGCAGAGGAAGAAGCAGACAAAAGAGAAGGAAGCCGCCGAGAAGAAGCAGAAGGAGTATGAAGCGAAGGTCGCCGCATTCTGGGCCTACAAGGGCAAGGAGATGTGGGAATCCAAGGAGCAAGTCGGCTCGGAGTGTGGGAAAGTGTTTGTCCTCTCTTTTGCGAATGGGAGATCAGACAAGCCAATGACTGTGTTGGTGATGCCGAAGGTGGAAGAGAAGCCGTGGTACAAGGGAACAGAGAAAGAGGGGAAGTTGGATTACAGCTTGATTGTCTGTGGATTCGTAGGCGATGGCCAGTATGGGCCAAGTGCGACGAACCTGACAGTTCGGGATTGTGATTCAATCGAGGAAGCCGTGTACGATCTAGTACACTGGTAGTGGAAGAGAGTGATGAAGGATCGGGGGGGGCAGTCGCTCCCCCTTTGTTGTGACAGCCAAAACAGAGGAGATTGAAATGACGAAGAGTGGAAAAGTTGCGTTTGTGAACATCGACCAGTTGAAGAGATGCTTTGCCCTTCTATGGAGAGCAGGAATCCCGTGCAATGTGGTCGGTGGTGTTGGATCAGGTAAGACGACTGCTGTGGTTGAGTTCGTCGAGGAGTTGAATCAGGCGACAGGGAATGGCTATAAGCTGTGGAAGCTGATTGCCTCGGTGATGGAGCCGAGCGATTTCGGAGTGCCAGTTCCTGTGGATGGTAAGCTCAGACATCTCGCACCGGAGTTCTTGCCTTTCGATTGTGATGATAAAGGTGTGATCTTGGCTGATGAGTTTGATCGGGCCAAGCCTGATGTGCAGAACAGTTTCTTGCAACTGCTTCTCGGTGGTGAGATTCATGGGCATGAGATTTCAAAGGATGCCTATATGATCATGACGATGAATGGTGAGAGTGACATCTACACCACACCATTGTCGATGGCCGCAAGGACACGGGTCTGCACATTGTATGTGAGCAGTAATGCCCAAGGGACACTGGAGTCATGGGACAACTGGGCAGAGCGTGAAGGGATCAGTCCGTTGATGAGAGGGTTCGCACGGTTCAGGCCGGAGTTGATAGAAGCTCACGAGGACTTTGAAGAGTTGTCCTTGGCGACGAGTCGTACACGGGACATGGCTGATGCCATTCTCATAGCCTCTGAGGAGGTTGAGTTCAAGACAGCAGACATCTTGATGCCGTGCCTATCGGGTGTGGTGGGGAAGGCTGTGGCTGTTGAGTTGATGGGATATAAGAAGATGGTTGATGCCTGTCCTGATCCTCTTGAGATCATAAAGAATCCTGAGACAGCCGATGTACCGGATCAGCCGGGTATCCTCTATGCAGTCGGGATCGCATTGCTTGGCCATGTGCAACCGGATGAAGGAGAGAAGGCCGAGGCCGTTGTGAAGTATGCCGTCAGAATGCCGAAAGAGATTTGTGCATTCGTGCTGTTAAGGCTCGGAGAGAAATGCCCGAAAGTGATCGCCACCAAGAGCTACCTCAAATGGGTTGAGGAGAACAAAGTGGTGCTATCGTGAAGAGAGACATCGGGACGATGTTGACCAAACAGGTGAAGAAGCACAGGGGGGTATTCGTCAGGGGATATGCCCTGCCTGTGCAATTCGCCATATTGGAAGATAGTGACAATGGCGATGAGTTCTCGTTGGGCAGTTCCTTGATCTGGCATGTGGATGCTGAGTTGACCAAGATGATGAAGGGGGAGTTTGAGGGGTGTGATCGTGTCGGTGTCGCAGATGGATTTCTTGCGACAGGCCAGAGGCTCTACCTGCTGTTGTTCAAGGTGAATTATTACAAGAGGCCAACCGATAAGTTGGCGGAGGCAATGTTGATCGGACAGATGGAGAGAGTGATGGATCAGGACTATTTCGGGATGAGCATAGTGGGGGGAAGGATGGCTCACGAAACAAAGCTGATGATTGAACTCCTCTGGGATAAGAGATGGAGGGAGGTGGACAGTGACAATTAGATTCGGCACCTCTGGAGGAACGTATGGAATTGTCTTGGGCATGGAAGAAGAGAGAGATGAAGTGGAGGTAATGGATCAGAAGGGGCAGGTGGTAGCTGTCCAGAATGGTTCATCGATGGTCAGTGGAAGGTTGTTGGCAAAAAATAGCCAACCAATCAATCCCGGGGATCGGATAGAGATAGATGGCAAGACCATTTATGTGACAACGGTGTCGGACATCGTGGGGGATGGAGCACATTTAGAGATAAGGGGCAAGGTGATCGATGTTGAAAAGTTCAATCTAAATCTCTTGATAGTTCTGAGGAGAGAGAGAGGGTTAGGTGTGATGCCACATCGAAGGAGAGTGGAACAGATCGCAAGGCGGGTGTGGCCTCATTGTGTGGTGAAGTGGGGGGAGGAAAAGAGTTGGACAGTGGATGCAAACATCACAGGGGTTGCCGAAAGAGAGGCAGACCCATTCCGACAGGCGCAATTGATTCTCGGCTTGAGAGAATTGTTGAAGGGGTCGGATGATGTGATTGTTCATGTGCAGAGTTGGAAGGGATTCAAGAAAGAAGTCTTGGATGGAATATAAGAGATCAAATGGAGATGAAAAATGACACACAACATATCAGTTGTTGAGGATATGGTTCTGGTCAAGTTGAAGATTTCAGCTTGGCTCGGATCGGTGAGGATGAAGAAGGCAGAGGAGACTGTGGAATCGAAACACGGAGCAGAGGCCGGCACGGTGGATGTGAAAGTGAAACAGTTGGCGAAGGAGTATCAAGCTCCGATTCAGCACGGCATGAATGTGTTGAGGCAGTATTGGTATGAACACACTCTGCCTTGGGAAGATGGTGGATGGAGAATCTGCCCATCGGAGAAGTACCCGAAGCTGATGGCCGAAGTGGCCAAGATGCGAAAGGAATTGTGGGAGCCGCCAGTGAATCGGCTTCTGGACAATATCGATCAGGTCAGGAAGGAAGCCAAGAAGAGGCTCGGTGATCTGTTTGATGAAAGGAGATTCCCGACATCGGAGAATCTGGCTGACAAGTATGATGTGGAGATCACCACGACATCAGTGCAGAGGGTCGGGGACATTCGCATTGATGGATTGGCCGAGGAAGCCATGAGGGAGATCAAGAACGAAGTTGCTCAGAGATATGATGCACAGGTGAAGAAGGCGATGAGTGAAGTGATCGGGAGGATGAGAGAGGTGATCAATTCAGTGATCGAGAGAATGGACAAGAATCCCAAGGGGACGAAGTACAAGGGGCTGTGGGATCAGGTCAAGAGAATGGTCGAGGTTCTACCGCAACTGAATATCACTAATGATAAGAAGATCACGAAGATCATCGATCAGGTGAAGGCTGAGATCGCCTCTGTGTCCACCATAGCTCTCAGGGAGAGCGATCAGGTGAGGCAGGATGTGAAGAAGAAGGCAAAGGGCATCATGGCTGATCTGGATGGATTCGGGAAAGGATTACGATGAAGAAGCAACTGACAGCGATGGAGAGAATACAGAGAGCGTTGATCGGTGTGATGAGGGATGAGCCGTTCTATGCAACGATCCTGTTGAAGCAGGAGCTTGTGGAGGATCGGGTGTTCACGGGAACGTTCAGGACGAATGGAGTGACGTTGTGCTTTAATCCTGATTTCGTCGAGACACTGAATGATCAGGCAATCGAAGTTATCCTCAAACACGAAGCGGATCACATTGCATTCTGCCATTCGATCAGATTGGCCGAGAGGGAGAAGATCGAGATGGGTGGGAGGGTCGGTGTGATGGAGATGGGTGATCGTGACAAGATGAAGTTCAACATCGCCGCTGATCTTGCCATCAATGAGTTCCTGAAAGATATGCCGGGCTTCCCTGAGGATGCCGCAGTCGCAGGTCGGACAGGGTTTGAAGATATGCCGGAGGGATTAAATGCAGAAGCCTACTATCACAGATTACCGAGCAACCCTGAGTCTAGCGGAAGCGGTGAAGGGAGCGAAGGGGGAGAAGGAGAGAGTGTTGGATCACGCTCTGGATGCGATGGGGATGGCGGCAGGTCTGACGAGGGAGGAGATGATGAAGAAGGCGATGGACAGTCTGACAGCAGTGGTGATCGAGGTGGAGATCAAGAGGAATCCAATGGCCGATCCCAAGACCAGTCACAATCAGATCAACGAGATAGTGAATCTGATCAGGGAGGTGACAGTGGAGGGGCATCAGATAGCGACTCAGGAGAACAGGAGTCGAATGGATCAGGTGGAGCTGAGAGTGGTGACAACAGTGGAGACTCAGCCGGATGCTCTGGTCAAGGCACAGAGGATGATAGTGATCAAGAAGCTGGATCGACTGGTGGCAGAGGGAAAGATCAGGATCAACAAAGTGGAGGGGCTGATGTCATGGGAGACAAGTCCTTCGGAACAGTAGACCCGCATCCTGCCAAGACCGAGGAGGAGTTGGAAGAGGCGAGGCAGGACTGGGAGACAATGGTGAGTCAGGCCATCATCGCAGGAAAGGAAGCCGGGAAGTTGCCCGGAGAGATCGAGGAGAGGATCACTGAGATGCTTGGGGTGTCGCAAGTTCCTTGGAATCTTGCTCTCAGGCCATTCCTTCAATCGGTAGCGAGAACCGGATATAGTTATCGCAGACCGAACAGAAGGCACGGGCATCGTGCTGATGTGATCATGCCGAGTTGCATGGATCGCAGTCTCGGTCAGATCAAGATCGCTTGTGACTGTTCTGGAAGTATGGGACAGCGTGAGATGAATCTGATTCTTCCTGAATGTGAGATGATCATCAAAACATTCCCTGATACGGAGATCGAGTTCATCCAATTCGATACGAGGATCACAGCGAGGAAGAAGATCAGGATGGAACATCTGCCAATCGATCTGAGCGAGTGGACTTGGAGTGGCAGAGGTGGAACTGATTTCTCGGAGGTGATCGAGGAATGCAGAAGGGATGGGACAAGGTTGTTGGTTGTGCTGACAGATGGTGGTGTCTGTAGTTGGCCGGAGAAATTATCTTGTCCGGTGTTGTGGTTAATGACCACTGATACCGTCGCTCCTGTTGGTAAGACGATCAGGATGGAATTGTAACAGAGGCAGGTGGGTGTGAGCCGTGAAAGGGGCGACCACCCACCGGGCCGATGAAAGGAGATTAAGATGAGTGATGCAGTTGTGACAGCCTATCAGGAGTGGAAGGAGCGAAATGCGATGCCGTATTACAACCTGCCACCGACAGTGGTGAAACCGTGGAGGAGAACACAAAAGCAAAGGTTTGTTCCAATCAAGGGAGAGAGGCAGTCTTGTTGCAAGTTATCTTACCAGACTGAGGTTGGGTGTGGTGAGCATTTGAGAACGATGCCACATATCGCAAGGAAGCATGGTGTGAGCGTAGTGGCATTGGCGAAGGTAGTCAGAGCCCAGAAGATCATGGCCGGAACGCATGAGGTCAAGAAAAGGAAGAAGAGGAAGATCAAGCGGTGGCAGGATCGTGAGCCGGAGGAGAAGTTGAATCTGGCTGAGAAGAACCTGATCAACTGGTTGAAGAAGAAGGAGAAGGCGGAGAGGGAAGTGAAGAAGTGGGTGCGGAGAATTAAATCAACAGAGAAAGTGATGGAGAGGAGATCGAGATGTTCAATGTAACTTGGGGATGCAGTGTGGTGGAGTGTTCGACCAGTAAGGTGGTGCAAGACCCGATCACAACTGATGTGTCGATGGTTGATGTCACAATGGCGTTGCCCATCGGTTGGGTGATGTTGCCGGATGCGATATCTGGTGGGATGAAGTTGTTCTGCGAGAAGTGTGCCAAGGGGCTTGATCCGAAGATGGTCGAGAAGGCAAAGAGGATGGCGAAGAAGAGGAGATTGAAATCGATACAGGAGGAACTCGACGAAGACGAAGAGGAGAAGCCTGATGGAAAGAGTAAATGAGGCCCTGTTGGGTGATGGGATTCTGAATGAGGCTTATGATGAGGAGATGCAGTTGGCAGAGGCGTTCAAGGAGTGGGACAGAAGGCAGTCCCTCAAGCACCATGTATTCTTGAAAGAGTTTTTTGATAAGACCGACAAAAAGGTTGGCAGAAAAACAGCATTCACGATGAAGGTGCATGAAGCAAGGGAGTGCTGTGTCAAGATGAGTGGTGCAGACATCGAGAAAGTAATGGCGCATCTTGTAACACCGACCCATCTCGCCAAGAGATATGATGTCAATCGGAAGAGGTTGAAGGAAGTGTTGAAGGCTCAACTCATCATGCAAGGCAAGTATGTATCGCCGGAGGAGAAGAGGCGGAATTGGCAGAAGGAATTGGATCACAGGGTTCAGGCCAAGAGGCGTTTCCTAATGAGACAAGAAAGGAAGCTCTGCACGATGGAGAAGAAGATCAGAGAACAGAGGGAGTTCTTGTCTGTGATCGAGAAGGGAATTGAGAAGTCAGAACGAACAGCGAAAGCGCATCGGGAAAGGTATGGGTTGGATGAAGAAAAGTAAGAAGGTGAAGTTGGAACGCATCTCGGCAACAGTTGAGCCGGATGTGAAGAATGTGATGTTGAAGGAGTTAGCGAGTGGTCCTCCGTTTCGGGGGAATGAAAGCCTTTGCATCGAAGATTTGATTCGGGGAGCGTATGCGATCCGAGTCGGGGATAATGTGAAAATGAGAGGAGGTGTGATCAGACAGAAGAAGAGGAAGTTCAAACCTGTGCCGAAAGATCGGCTTCACAAAGTATGAGGAGAAAGCAATGGATGGACAAGAGGTGGCGAAGGTCGAGGAACAGGCAATAGTAAAGCCTATCACCTTGATGGAGATGGATCAAGTGATCACCCAACGGATGGAGCTTGTCGAGAGGATGCATCAAGTCCTCAATGGCAAGATCGATCCCACGCCGGGAACAGGTGACATCGATCTGGTACATGGGACTCCCTGTCGGAATGCGAACTTCGCAAAGAAGGCGTATCGCATTTTCGGTGGGAAGTTTGAGTACATGAAAGATGCCCAAGGTGTGCCTATCGTCTTGAAGAAGAAGATGGAGGATGATCAGGGGGATTACTATGTGTACGAGGCTTATGGTCGCTACACACCGCCCTTTGGATCGGGTGATGTTGTTGAGGCATCGGGGATGTTCAGTTCACGGGATAAGTTTTTCGGCCAAGTGAATGAGTCGTTCAAGCCGATGAGCGAAGTGAATGAGCAGGATGTCCGACAAGCGGCTCAGACCGAGTGCTTCAAGAAATGTGTTTTCTTGGCTCTTGGCCTTGGCAAGTTGAGTGAGGAAGAGTTGAAGAAGCTCGGAGTCGATACCAGCAAGGCTGATGGTTACAAGGGAAGCACAGGAGGGAAGCAGGGAGGGTCAACTGATTCTGAGGAGGATCAGGTGATGAGAGATGAAATCCAGAGGATGTGTACTGACCTCTGGAAGCAGGGAGTGAAGAATCCTGAGACTGAGAAGCCGTATGGAAATGCGACTGATGTGTTGAAGAGTCTCACGAAGTCCGACAAGGAAAATGGTTTCCCCGGATGGAAGGGATTCAAGTCGATCAGTGCGAAGGGGTTGAAGATCAGTCACAAGCAGATCAAGGAAGCGTATGAGCAGTTGAATGATCCGCTTCCGATGGAATAGAAATGACAGCCAAAGGGAGTCCGGCAAATGCCGGGCTCCCGCCAACAGGGGATGAATTATGCAACAGAGAATTGAATTACCAAATATCGCAAATCTAGTTGAAGGATTTTTCGGGGATCAGATCAAACAGTACCCGGTGACATCGATCTATGCCTCAGAGCTTGGGCATCCTTGTCCGAGGTATCTGTGCTATCGCCAAGTCGCATGGAGAAGGCAGAAGAAGATCACGCCCAGACTGAAAATGCTTTTCCAAGTCGGGAATGAGCATGGTGAGGCTGTTGTCCGAATCTTGCAGGATGCGTTCAGGGACAATCAGCAATGGCGAAGTACATTGGTTGAACAGATGGAAGTGCCGTTGCCGGAGAATGATGATGGAGTTCATGGGCGGATCGATTGTGTTCTCAAGTTCCCGATGAACACAGAGACAGAGAGGATGTCTTGTTACATCCCGACAGAGGTGAAGGGGATGGCTGATGCGACATACAACAAGATCAATTCAGTTCAGGATATGCTCACCGATCCGGCAACGTATGTGAACAAGTACCCGGCACAGTTGACGATGTATTGTCACTATGCGGAAGTGCCGCAGGGGTTGTTCGTCTGGAGGAACAAACAGACCGGAGCGATCAAGGGCATCCCGTTGGATTATGATCCGAAGTATGCGGAGGGTCTGGTCAAGAAAGCTCGGCTTGTGAAGAGGAGTGTCGAGAAGTTCAAGAGGGCCAAGACAGATGAGGGAAAAGAGAAGAGTCTGCCGGATCGGATCAAGTGGAGAGGTCGGGTGTGTGGTCGATGTGATTTCCTCGGAGTGTGTTTGCCTGATATGGATCAGACTGCGGGGATCGAGAATCTGTTGGGAGATACTGAGTTGCATGATTGCCTTGTGAACAGGATGGAATGTCTGGAAGCATCGAAGGTGTTCAAGAAGGCTGACAAGGAATTGAAGGATCACCTGAAAACGATCTGCGATGAGATGGAAGTCGGTGAGACAAAAACATTGCTCCTGCCATCGTTTGATGTCGAGGTGAAGATTCAGGGAATGACTCAGTACCCAGTTCCAGAGGATGTGAAGAAGAAGTACAAGAAGGAAATCAGTTTTCCGAAGTTGACGAAGGTAACACCAAAAAAGTAAGGGGGACAGGATGGCAAAGGATCGGCCTTGGTTGAAGTTTTATGCTGAGACTTGGTTAGCTGATCCTCACCTCAGGCTATGTGATGCCAGTGCGAGAGGAGTCTTGATTGATCTGATGTCGCTTGCTCATTTCGGCAGTCCTTATGGATATGTGACGAATGGCAAGAAGGCGTTGACCGATAAAGAGATTCCCGATGCGTTGAGAATCCCGTGGCAAACGTGGAGAAAGAGCAAAGCAAGTCTGCTTGAGCATCATCGTTTGGAGTATGACGAGGATCGGGATGCGTTATTCATTCCTCGCATGGTTCGTGATGGTGTGAAGAGTGATAAGGCGAGGATGTATGGGTTGCAGGGAGGCAACCCGGCTCTGGTTTCACCGGGTGAGGATTTGTTCGGGACGTTCATTGAACAGATATGGAAGGAAGAAAAGAAAAAGGCGAAGAAGTCAGCGAAGATCATTGCCCAGTTGTGGCAGATGGCTCGTGAGAAATTGAGTGAGAAACAGTTGGAGGAAATGGAGGAGTTGATCAATGACTGGAAAAAGAATGGACGACCCGGCAGAAAAGCCTAAGGTCGAAAAGAAGGAGAGGACAGTCGGGCTGAGTCTGTTGTATGGGATGCACAAACAGATAGTTCCCGGCTATCACATGGTGAAGTCAGAAAATGATTTCTCCTATGTCTACAAGGTGGCTGATCCGCCAGTGCAGGATTACTTCGTCGGGGATCGGGTAGATCATTTCATCCTCTACCCGATTGTCAGGGTCAGGACTGGAGAAAAGCGGAAGTGGGTGGATGAAGAAAATACAATCCGAGTTGAAAAGATCGGAAGGAGGAAGTGATCGCATGAAATGTGATAATTGTGTTTGGCAGAGGCATAGCAGGATCAGGTGCATCAGGTGTCAGCAACATGGTTGGTCGGAGTATGAGGTGAAGCCGGAAGAGGATACACCGCCCGGATGGTTGACCGGGATTCTGAGCAAGAGATCGACAACGGCGATCAGGATTCTACTGGAGCTGATCGAGGTTGGATTGGCGAAGGGAGAAGTGAGTGCGAATGATGTCACAGTCGAAGTCTCGAAAGAGCAAGCGAATGTGATCGGTGCGGTGTTCAAGATTCTGCATCGGTTCGGATTCGTTCACACGGATCGGAGGGTGAAGGTCACGGCCAGAAAGAAGCACGGGCGGCGTGTGGATGTCTGGGAGATGAGGACACCGCAGTTGGCCAAGAGCATGATGAACCATGTGAAGTCGATCTTGACAGTGAAGGGTCGAGCAGAAGTCACACAGGGGAGTCTCCTATGAAAGCCTATGCGAATCTGCACTGGTGGGATTATGTCTGGGCATTCTTCACAATGATCAAGATGCTATCGAAGTATGGCTATGAAGAATCGAAGAGGATGCTCTACCAAGAAGCCTATGAGTTGAGGATGAAGCTCAGAGAACAAAAGGCAGAGCGAATCGGATACCGCATCGAAGATGATGGCAAGAGCATCGTGTGTCTGGATTGTGACATGAAGAGCTGGAACAGGAATGATGTCGAGAAGTTATATTGTGGGAACTGTCACAAGTTCCATGAAAGGAGATGAAGATGAAGAAAGAAACGATTGAGATGGTTGCAGAATGGCATGAAGCATTTGGGGTGGTGAATAAACTCTTCCCCGATGTGTCGGATGAGAAGATCAATGAGCTACGTGTCAGCCTACTCAGGGAAGAGTTGGATGAATTGAAAGAAGCACTAGATGATGAGGACAAGGTGGAGGCTCTTGATGCTCTCTGCGATTTGCAGTATGTCCTTGATGGTGCGTTCTTGTCGCTCGGATTTGCTCGCCTCAAGTCGAAAGCGTTTGAGGAAGTACAGCGTTCAAATATGAGCAAGTTGGGAAAGGATGGGAAGCCGGTCTATAGGGAAGATGGAAAGGTTTTGAAGGGGCCGAGTTTCACCCGTCCTGACCTTGCTTCGATAGTTCATAAGGCAGAATGCGATGAAGCACTAGAGCAAATGTAAAGGAGATGAAGATGCCAACAGCACTAAAGATAATGCTGACAAGTCTGATCGTCGGGATGATCGCATTTAAGGGTGCGGGATCAGGAAGGCTTACGGAGAGGGAGAAGGATGGAGGCTATTATTTCTTTGCGGTGGTGCTGACACTATCGCTGTTCACAATCGTGGGATCGGTCTTGTGGCTGATCTGGAGTTCGTAAGAATACAGGAGATGAGGGATGAAGAAGGCAATGGTGATGATCGTGATGAGTGTGTTGTTGACTGGGTGCATGAGTACCAAGTCGGCAATGATGCAGGTGAAGTTGGCTCAAGCTGAGAAGGACATCGAACAGGCAAGGATGTTGTTGAAGCTCACGGGTGGATATGTTGTCACGAAGGGCGAGTATGCCACGATGCGTCAGGAGATGAAGAAGATGGCTCAGATGCTTCTCAAAACAGCAGAGGCGACTGATAGAAATACTGCGGCAGGGAGAGAGCATCAGGAAGCGTTGCGTCAGTTGTTGGGGAAAGGTCAGGATCAGGAATCGGTTGATGTGTCGGAGGAGAAGATAGAAGGAGGTGAGTGATGTCTGATCTGATATTGTGTGCAGTGTTGCTTCTCGTTTACAGCTTCATGGTGTTCCATTTCGGCTGTCGGATGATGAAGGACAAGATGGGCAAGGAGGGAGTCGAGCGAGGCTATATGATGATGCTCGGTGGAGAGTATGAATGGAAAGATACGTTCTTCACAGGCAAGTGCTATGAAGATCAGTATTGTCCGGGATGTGGAGTGAAGGTTGAAAGCATCTTTGATCTGGCTGATCATTTCAACTGTTTCGAGAAGGGAGGAGATCATGGTGTTCATGCGGAAGCAAGCCTACAGGAACACGCCGAACAAGTTCAGCAATGAAGATTGCCGATCCTTCCTCGATGTGTTGAGTCAGTCTGACAAAGTTATTCCTACGGAGTGGGAGATGCAATTCATCATGGAGAGGGAAGGGCAAACCGAGTTCGACAAAAAAGAGAAGAACATCATCAACAGGATGATCGAGTGCTATGAACATCGAATGGAACAATGGAGGGTCGCATGAAGAAAGTTGAGAATAGGATGGAGGGCAATCGGGAGAAGCGTGATGAGAGTCAGGATGTGACACGGGGATTCCCCACAGTCGATCATCGTCCAGCACGGTGTCCGAATTGTGGAAGCACAAGGAATGATGTGAGATCAACCCAGAGGCCAGTTGAGGGAGTGGTCAAGAGGTATCATACCTGCAAGAATGTTCCCTGTGGAATTGCGTTCAGTTCACAACAGGAGATTTCTGTTGATGAGGTTGAAGAGAGGAAAAAGGACAAGCCGAAAAAGGATTGACGAAGGTGTCGATCTGTGCGAAGATATGATTTCTTTGCTGTTGTGATTGGCTGTCACAGCACCGCCCCTGACCCGAAAGGGTCGGGGGCTTTTTTTTTGTCCAGAAATGCTGAATCCAATGAATGCAGGGGGATTGTGAGAAAACCATTTATACCACCTGTAACACTACATCTTGTGGTGTGATGCCGATCTGGCCTATCATACACCAATGGCATCCACTCTCACAGTCGCAGAAGTTGATACAGCGATCAGGGCGGTATTGGCAAAACAGAAATACCGGCTGATGGATCGGGAGTGGACTTTTGCCGATCTTGAGGACTTGATCGAACTCCGTGACAAGGTGATCGGAGAAGAGAGAGCCGAAGAGGGATTCCTGATGCCAGTCCGAATGAACAAGGTGGGGGGATGATGCAGAGAAAACTCTCGTCCGAGGTTGCACACGAATTGAATCGGGAAGCCGGGTTGCTTCCAAGCCTTCCAACACCATCCATCGCTGATCGGATCGTCGGAGTGTTCAGTCCGAAGAGGATGGTCAATCGAGTGGGACAGAGATATGCCGCACATTTCATGGATCAGGAATATCGGAACTATGCTCAGAGGTCAGCGTACAAAGCCGCAGAGTTCAATCGATTGAACAAGAACTGGGATGCGACCAATCCCGGCATCAACCAAATCCTCAAGACCGAACTCAAGACAATGAGAACCCGGTCACGATGGTTGAACCGCAACAATCCGAATGCAGTCAGTGCCGTGAATGCCTTCATCAATTATGTGGTCGGGACTGGATTTGATTTGCAGATGCAGGTTGCGAAAGCCGTTCAAGACCCAGAGTCGGGTGAAGTGACAATGCAGTTGATGGAAGGGTTCAATGATTTTGTGGAGGATCAGTTCAATGAATGGGCGAAGGATGTAGACATTCAGGTGTCGGCCACCAGTCCGGCTCATTTCGTCGATGATCAGGAGTTAGCATTGAGGAAGTGGATCGAAGATGGAGAGACATTCATTCATCTCGCAGTTGATCGAAGCCATCCCGTTGTTCCTCTCCGTCTTGAGTTCATCGAACCGGAAGCACTGGACGAGAGCATTCAGGAGTACAATGGCAACCCGGTGATCATGGGTGTCGAACTCGACAAGAATAGCTGGCGGCCAGTTGCATATTGGATGTACACGGCGAGATCGCAAAGTTCTGAGAATTATTTTATCAAGAACAACAGTGTCAGAGTCCCCGCCGAGAGGATGATTCATCTCTTCCGTCGATTGAGGCCGAGACAGGTCAGGGGTGTCCCGTTCACAGCGACAGTCTCGCAGAGATTTTTCGATCTGGATGCCTACACCGATGCAGAGCTTGTCGGGAATAAGATCGCCGCTTGTCTGTCGGTATTCATCGCAGGGCCAAAGACTGGTGGAATGGCGACTCCGAATGGAGCACAGCCGACAGATGCCAATGGAAATACCATCGCTGATCTTGAGCCGGGATTAGTCGGGACAATTCCAGATGGAAGTTCTGTGAATGTTGTTTCTCCCCAGAAGCCCGGAGCGACATTTGATATGTTCACCAAGTTCCATCTCAAGGGAATCAGTGGAGGGATGCAGAGGGGATTGTCATATACGACTATGACGAGAGACACGGCCGGTGTGACATTCGCCGGTGGCCGGATCGCACAGCTTCAAGACTTCCAAGGGTTCAGGCCGATGCAACAGTTCTTTGCGAGAAAGTTCTGTTCGCCAGTATTCAGGGAATGGATGGATTTGTTCGTGATGTCTGGAGGGGCAGTTGCTCCCGGTTATTTCCAACCGAAACCCGGAAGATCATTCTGGCAGAGGCATGAGTGGATGCCCGGTGGTTGGAGTTATGGTGTGAACCCGAAGCAGGAAGTCGGAGCCGCAAAGGATTCGATGAATGCAGGGATCACAACTCTGGCTGATGAGTGTGCTCAACTTGGTTATGATTGGAAAACCCAGTTGCGGAAGAAGCACAGAGTCGATAGGGAAGCCGAGAGGTTGGGTGTGACTGTCAACAGTGATGCCGCAGTCGGAAACATTTCAAGGAAGGGCGATGCGCCTGATGTGGAAGATGTCGATCCCGCACAGTTAGAAATGAATAATCAATCGGAGTGATATGAAAAAGGAAGCACACGCACGACAAAGATTTACTAATGACCAATGCAGGATTCAGGTCGAGGGGGAATTGGTCAGAGTTCAAGTTGATGAACCGGAAGAGATCAGATTAGTTCGCAAGATTGATGGCGGGGTGGTGGATGGTCGCCTTACTCTTTCATTTAGTTCCGAAGCACCTGTTCGAGGCTGGGGCGGAGAGGTGGAGTACCTATCGCATGAAGATGGGGATGCGGATTTATCTCGGCTTAGAGATGTGGGTTCTATTCTCAAGAACCATGATGCGGATCAGATCGTCGGAAAGCCGGTGAAGGTCTGGATCGACAAGGCAGAAGGTAAGGGCCGATTGGAGATGGAGTTCGGCTCAACCGAAGGAGCTAAGGAAGCCATGCAGGAAGTTGAAGATGGTATGCTGAGAGGTGTGTCTGTCGGATTCGTCGTGCGTGAGTGGGTGTGGCTTGAGAATGAAGAGATAACGTGGAATGACAGGTTCACAGGGCCAGCTTGGGTTGCAACAAAATGGGAAGCGTTAGAGGCAAGTCTAACACCCGTTCCAGCCGATCCAAGCGTGGGGGTGAACAGGTCAGTGAGAGAAGAAAAAACTGAGGAGAACATAATGAAGGATGCAAAACAGAAGAAGGCAGAAGAGGAAGCTCGAAAGGTAGAAGAGGAAGCTCAGAAGAAGAGAGAAGAAGAAGCCAAGAAGAAGAGAGAAGAAGAAGAAGCCGGAGCCGATGGTGGCGATGGTGGTGAAGGTGGAGAAGGTGGCGAAGGTGGAGAGGCCGGAGCTGACGGTGGCGAAGGTGGAGAAGGTGGAGAAGCTGGAGCCGATGGCGGCGAAGGTGGAGAGGGTGGAGAAAAACCTGCCGATGCACAGGAGAAGGCAGTTAAAGCAGAGATGAAGAGAGGCATCGAGATTCGAGCAATGGGTAAGAGGTTCGACATCGATGAGAAGAAAGTTGAGAAAATGATTGAGGACGGCGTGACAGCCGACAAAGCGAGGGAGATGATAATGGACAAGCTGGAAGAAAGAGGCGGAGCCGTAGGAGGCGACGTAGAAGTAGGCACAACGGATCGGCAGAACTTCGCACGGGCGGCGATGGATGCTATCGGTTTGCGTTGTGGATCAGTTTCGAGGGAAGATGCAAGGAAGTCCGGTGGGCTTGCTCTTGGCAATCGCAGTCTCTTTGAATTGGCAAGGGAGTGCCTCAAGAGGGCCGGGATTGACGACAGTGGGATGAGTAAGCTATCCCTCGTTGGTCGTGCTCTTGAAGGGCCGAGGTTGGATTCAGAATCCATCGAGGCATGGACTCGTGGTGAAGTGATCGGTGCAAGTACAAGCGACTTCCCGTTCATTCTGGCCGCTCTGACCAACAAGGTGTTGCTCGATGCCTACAACCAAGCGTCAAACACTTGGCAGACATGGTGCAAGACTGGAAGCCTCGCCGACTTCAAACAGGGCAAGAGGATCAAGATGTCCGAGTCGGGTGATCTGGAATTGATTCCAGAGAATGGGAACTATCCCAATGCAGGATTCACAGAGAGCCAAGAGCCCATTCAGCTTGCGACGTATGGCAAGAAGTTTGGGATCAGTCGTCAGGCGATCATCAATGATGATCTGGATGCCTTCAACACGATCCCGCAGAAGTTTGGTCGTGCGGCGGCTCGTCTTCCTAACCAGTTGGCGGTAACGGTTCTCCTTGCAAATGCAGTCCTGAGTGATGGCAATGCTCTCTTCTCAGCGGCTCACAACAACTACAGTGCGGATGCGAACAAGGCTCTGGATACTCTGGCCCATGCGAAGGCAGGTATCGAGAATCTGGTGAAGCTCCTTCGCCAGCAGACGGCGATGATGGACCCGAAGGAAGGTGACACCGTTTACCTGAACTTGATTCCAAGAGTTCTGCTCTGTGGCCCGACCTATGAAATGAATGCACGGACAGCGGTGAACTCGGCAGGTTCTCTGATAGATAACAAGAACAGCAATGTGAAGAACCCGATTGAGGAACTCGGGCTTGCTGTTGTTCCAGAGCCGAATCTGGAGAATCCGGGCATCACAGGTTACAGCACGACAGGATATTACATCTTCACCAGTCCGATGGATGCTGGTCTGGTCGAGGTGGCATTCCTGCAGGGCAACCAGTCTCCGTACATGGAGGAGATCAACCAGACAGATTCAGACGGAAGAATCTGGAAGGTCCGCCTTGACTGTGCCGCCGCCGCTATCGACTACGTTGGTGCGGTTCACGAAGTTGGTGCGTAAAGATAATCTGTCAGGGGGTGAGTGCCGAGTGGTGCTCACCCTTTGGCATAGTTAAGAAGAAGGAGAAGAGGAAAGATGAATAACTTCAGACAGCAGACAGGACAAGTCAAGTGGACGAATGGAACAGCGACGGCTGTTGTATCTGGTGAGATCGTGAGCCTCGGCACACGGTGTGCAGTTGCGGCAGTTGACATCGCAGTTGGCGCAGAAGGCATAGTCTATACACAGGGCATTTTCCGTGTCGCCAAAGATGGTGGTGCAGTGACAGTGAATGCTCCTTTGGATTGGGATTTCAGCCTTCAACAGTTGAGTGCCAGTGCCAAGACTGCGACAGGCGACATAGAGGATTGTGGTGTCGCAATCGCCGCTCAGGATGCCGGTGATTCTTACGTCGACATAGACATCAATGTTTATACTGGTGCGACCTCGCACTAAGGCCATCCAATGCTGGGGGTCGGGAGGAGTGGGAAACTGCTTCTTCCGGCCATCCCTTTAGGAGCTGATGATGAAGAGATGTGTCCCATACCTGATTTCTATTTTCCTTGTGGCATCTAGCTTCTCTCTGTTCGGTGCTTCCAAGACGTACTATGTCCCTGTCGAGATGCAAGCCGGATTGACAGTCAGTACAGGTGGAATATCTGTGACGACTGGTACTATTGATGGAACACATACCGGTGATGGGTCTGGTCTGACCGGAGTAATTGCCGCCGCCACCTCAGGCGTGACGCATATCGAGTTTGATGGAACGAACTATTTTGGTGAGTTGGTGTTTGTGGGGTCAGGGATCAGGCCGACAGGATCGGTGTTCACATTCAGCTATGCCCTTCAATCGGATTATGAGACCAGTTCAAATCTTTTGGATTCAACCATCGCATCGCTGAATGGCTATGTTCAGAAAACAAACAGCGACCATCTTGCGATAATCGATGGGACAGGATCAACAAAGACGTTGTTCCTCGGCACAAGTCCTAATTGGAAATGGGAAAACTTTGAATTGAATGTTCGGGACAGCCTCGACATTCTGAGTGAAGTTCATATTGATATTCGGAGTGATGCCAATCTGGATGTCCATGCTGGTAACGGTTTGTATTTAGGAGCGACCTCTGATGTCTTTCTCAATGCCCCTGATATATGGCTAGGTACTGCTGTAAACATAGCTGACAGCGTTAATGTCCATGCTGATTCATTGATGTGGACAGGCATGGCCACTTCTGTGAGTGAGTTGGTCAATCTTGGTGCACTTGGAACAATCCCTTGGAGGCTCACAGAGGTATCGGCTGATCCGAGTGATCCGGCAGAAGGGAAAAGTGTTTTCTGGCAATCGGATGGAACGGGCTTCGGGGAGGATGGCGATATTTGCATGAAGGTTCAGGCAGGAGGAGTGATCAAGACAAACGTATATATCGCATTCGCTGGAGAGGTTCAACTGGCTGATGGGTTGGGATCGACGAACATAGCATCGATCAGCTTTGAAGGCACAAATGTTGTTTACCGAAGGACAGGATCAACGAATGAAGTGTGGCGTCCAATTCCTTAGTGTTGTGGTCGCCTTGATGTCTATGATGTCGATGGTTCACGCAACAGCCTTTGTTTCCGAAACCACATTCGTGAGCAATGGATTCTACACCGAACCAACAGGGCCTCTTGTCGATGGAGTTGCGACAATTCTGTTTGTCGGGGAAGATGGTGGGTGGGTCGATTCTTATGCTTCGGACCTTGATCTGATCCAGTATTATGAGGCCACTGTCGGTATCCCTGATGAATCTGGAAATGGGACTCTGATGACAATCTATGGTGATTGCTTCTACGATACAACGAACAGTGCATGGCGTGTTGGAATGGGAGAGGCAGACTATATCAATGTCAGTTACAGTACCAATATCACTCCTCAAGAAACCGATTTCACTGTCGGGCTTTGGTATGACTTCATTGAGGATATAGCCAATGTCGCAAATATACTATCGTGGAATGATAGTTACTCTACCGACAAGATGTATCTGCACCCCAACGATATTACTGGTACTCAGTGGGCTGATATTATGGAGATCACAACCAATAGTACCGTGTTTGATGTTGGCTCAACTTCGCTAAAAACCACTTATGGGATTGTACGCCTCTCTACTTTCGTCAGATCAGGTTTGACGAACATTTCAATGTATCGCAATCTGAATCATGCACAAACAAGAAACAATTTCCCCTCTGGAAACTTTGATCCTTGTGATGGTGCTTACAGTGTGAGGATGGGTCGCTCTCGCCGTTTGAGTGGTCGGTATGGCAATTCCAGAGTACACGCCCTTACAATGTGGAAGCGTGGTCTATCAGATGGAGAACGTACAAACTATTATGATGCAGGACAGAGCATCTCTACTGGCGATATCCCCTCTGGAGTCAGTCTCCATCTTGACTTGAGCAAATCATATATTCTCTCCGCATTCGATTCTCTGAATGGTTATCATGGAACGATGATACCGACTGTGTGGGATGGTGCGGGGCAACAAATTGTCTGTGGGACGAATCCGGTGGACCTCACCCTGATTCATTGCATCGATTTTGATGAGGTCGATGATGCGATTGTCTGCACCAATAATTTCGCCACCAATATGGGAACTGGTTTCACCGCAGAGATGTGGATTCGTCCCAGAGATTTATGGGATACCCAGACACTTGTTGCAAATTACGATGGGACGAATGGATTTGAGTGTCAGGTCGGAAACTCGGATAGCAACTTGCAGGTGACGATCTATGATGATGGTTCTGGAAACTTCATATCAGCAGAAACGACCAGTGATCCCATATCTTCTTCTGGCACTTGGTATCATGTTGCATTTGCGTGGGATGGTACATTCAGCGAAAGCAATCTCACGATCTTTGTTGATGGAGCTGACGAGGCTGTATCGTACAGTAGTGGAGGGACAGTTGACAGTTGGAATGGCTCTTCCGTTGATCCGAATATCGGACGACGACCAGCCGGGGCCGGGTCGCAGTATTACAATGGACAGCTAAATGATTTCATCGTCGCCTTTACAAATCTTCCGCAGTTTGCGATCAGCGACAGGTACACCAATACACCACCGACAGCAAGTAGGGAGGAAAGACAAGGTGAATAGAGTGATTCTAGTATTGATGATATTGCTTCTGTTGGGTGTGTTCTCAGGAACGGCACGGGCCGAAGATCAAACTCTCCGATTATTTTTCGTGATTCGCAAGACTGATCTGCAAGCGGCTACCCAAGCAGACAAGATTGCCTTTAAGAATAAGATGAGATCATTGTTCAATGACGACACATTGACCTTTGGTGATCTGAGGGAATATGAGTACGCACCGACTCCATCCATCATCGTATTGGTCAAGGGCGTTCTCATCCGAAAGCCCGATGGGACTTGGATACCTCGTTTCCCAAAGAGACCGACAAAGGCGCAGATTGATACTTGGATCGAGAACAATGCTCCATCGTTGGCCGGGAAGTTGAAGATCAGGGCAAAGTCAACTTTTGATCCGGTGAGATCAGAGTTCCAGTTACAGAATATCGAAACGTAAGAAACAGACAAAGGAGAGAAGGATGAAAAGCAGAATCTTAATCACAATGGCAATGGCAGGGTTACTCGTAAGTGCTACCGCATTGGCCGGATGGTTGCACCCTGTCAAGGCAACCGGAATAGGGCCATACAGCTATACGAATGATGTGCCGGGGTATCTGTCGAGCATCTATGTTGATGCCGCAGTGGGGGTGTCGAACACGATCACAGCCAATCTGATCACACAGTCGGGGGCTGTGACAAATGGATTGGTTAATGAGACAGCGAATCCAATGGATAGTTTGATCTTCACGCCTGATTCGCAGAACTCACTCTTTCTTGAAGTCGGGGATGTCATAGTGATCACAGACACGGCTGGTCAGGTCTTGAGGACAACGATAAATCGGAATGATGGGAGAGCGATGTAATGAAAAATATGATCTTGTGGTTGGCGGCAGTTTGTCTGCTCTCCATTTCGGTTGAAGCGGCAACAATCGTGAATGGGGCAAGTACCAGTTTGAAGGTGGGTGATCCCGGAACATCGCTCGATCTGTCGGCGTACAACAATGATGTCCCTTTCTTGACCAGTGGTGGAGCAGGAACATCGACGAATCTCTCTGCCTACAATAATGACGTAGGCTTTCTTGTCACTGGAGGAGTGGGATCGTGGACGAATGTCGGGGCATATTTCAATGACGCAGGATACCTGATCACTGGAGGAGTCGGAGCGAGTACCAATCTCTCCGACTACAACAACGATTCTGGATTTCTGATCACGGGAGGGGTCGGTGCAAGTACCAATCTATCGGCGTACAACAATGATGCGGGATTCTTGATCACCGGAGGAGTCGGGTCGTGGACGAATGTCGGAGCATATTTCAATGATGCAGGGTATCTGATAACAGGCGGCATCGGAGCGAGTACGAATCTCTCTGCGTATAATAACGATGCAGGATTCTTGATAACAGGCGGGATCGGGTCATGGACCAATCTGTCGAGCTATAACAATGACGCAGGATATTTGATCACTGGAGGCATCGGGGCGAGTACGAATCTCTCCGACTACAATAATGATTCTGGATACCTGACTGCGGCCCCGGCCAATAATACGACGACCACCAATTTCACCGGTGTTCCGAATTTCGCCGGTGGCTTCAAGATCGATGGTCAGTTGTTCGATGGATCAGAGACAAACATCTCGATTTCACAGATAACATTCGATGGTCATTTCATTCCTGATACCAGTAATGCATACGATGTGGCATCGGCGGATTTCCCTCTCAGAAATCTCTATGTGGCGGGGATCGGTGATGAAGGAAGCGAGGCGATGAACTTCGTTGCGGTATCGAATCTGATCTTCCAGAATAGAGGTCAACTCTATATGGATGGGACGCAGGAGCAGAACGTCACGACGAACTATGCCACGATCACGAATATGACCACCTATCTCGCAAAGGGAATGACCGCTACACCTGCGAATGGAGTCCTTCGGCCTCTCAGGGTCGGAGATTATGATGCAGAGGCGGCTATCTCGTTCAGTGGTCAGGCAAGTGGAGAGTACGAAGCCGCTATCTTCGTGGATGATGTTGAACAGAACCAGATCGAGTGGCAGAGAAAGACCAGCAACAATGACATCGGAAGTATGTCGGGAACCGGTCTGATCACGATCACGAATGTCACCTCCGATGTGACGGTGCAGGTGAAAAGTCTTGTCGGAAACCAAGATTTTGATCCGAACAAGGTTCAACTGAAACTGATCCGATGCTTATAGGAGAGTAAGATGAAGAGATGGATTCTGATAACGCTCTTGTGTTGCTTCGCTGTGATTGCTTGTGCCGAGAATATAATTAGGAATGGCACGAAGATCATCCGCATCGGCACGAAGATTCAGGTCGAGGCTTCCGCACCTGTAGGCTGGAGCAATACCAACAGCACCCTGTTCGATGGCGTGGATGAATATGTCGAAGTTCCTGATGCGCCTGAGTTGCGATTCGGAACAAATGACTTCACAATCTCCACTTGGTTCAAAGCACCTTCAGAGGCAACGCACAGGACTATCATCTCGAAAGGAAACGACATTGGAGGAGGCACTGGTTATCAGTTGTATTTTCGTAACAATCATGCGCTCCGCTTTTTCTATGGTGCCTACGCTTATCTCGAAGACCTGACAGCCTATGATGATGATGTATGGCACCATGTGGCCGTCACTAGAATAGGGACTACCCTCAAGATGTATGTTGATAGCATTGAAGTGGATTCTGCCACACCACTGGTGATTAGAGACTTTTCGTCAACTGATGATCTTCGTATAGGACGAAGGTACACTTCAGCAAACTATTTCGATGGGAACGAAGATGAGGTATCACTATGGGACAAAGGGTTATCATCAAATGAAGTGGTGGAAGTCTATAGTGGAGGAAGTCCTGCTGATCTTGCGAATCATTCAGCTTCGACAAACATAATCAGTTGGTGGCGTATGGGCGACGACCCGGACACGCCATCACTCTATGAAGATCGTCAGGGAACAAACAATGGAACGGGTATCAACAGCCCGACGATAGAAGCAGACGTACCATAGGGAGTTTAGGATGAAGAAGATTCTTGTGATTGTGGTGTCAGTGGTTCTCATGTTCGCAGGGTGTCTGTCGAACAAGCCCCGCAGGTCGGAGGAGCCAGTGATCCATCCCTCTTGCATCGAGATACCGACTTACACGATGGTGTTGGGTGAGGCCACGAGTCCTTCGTCGAGACAATATGCCATCTTTGACTATGTGAGGTTCGGTCAGGTTGCGGCGACAGGAGGGATTGATATTGCAGAGTTTCAGGAGAGGATCGCAGAGACAAGTGTGAACACATTGAGGAAGTCATTGGATGAGAAGTGGGCAATCTGCAAGACAGGTGTTGAAACCAATGCACTGTATCTCAGGAACAAGGCGGCAGAGTTGGGAATCAGCTACACGGAATATGACCATGATGGGATTCTCAGTGTGCTAGGTGGAACGAATTGGGCGAGTGGCGGACAATAAGGGGGATGTGATGGGCGACGGATCAGACAAGACACAGGATATTTCCAAGATCATATCGGATGATATGTCGTACAGAGAGCGAATGATGCGGTTCGCCGGAAACACTGAGAAGTCCATCGAGATTTTAGAGAGGAATGACAGAGAGCAGTTCAAGAGACTCACGACATTGGAATCTGATTCGCATAATCACGATGGCAAGGGTGCTCCCCAGAGTACCACTTACACCAATGGGCAACCCGGTCTGAATGGAAAGGCCAAGATCATCGCACTTCAAAGTGGAGGGGCTGTTGCGGCTCTGTGGATTGTGCGAGAGATCATCGTTGCCGTGATCAAGTTCGCAGGGAATTGAATATGAAAAAGGATGAAGCATACTGGACGAAGAACCACCCGATAGCCCCGCAGATTTATCAGGGGCGGCCGTTGCCGAATGGTGAGAGGTTCGGGATGGATGTGAGGCACTTCATTTGGCCGCAGGATTTATTGTTGTTGGAGAAGGCCATGAGTGAGGGGTTGATCATGGGTGATGGAGATCAGACCGCCCATGCGATCCAGCAATATGTGATCAGTTCCCTCAAATATGTTTCTGATAAGAGCCTCGGATGTGCGGAGTATTGGCTATTTCCCGGTGAGACATTGGAGATGTGTCAGGGAGACTGTGAGGATGGGGCGATCTTGATAGCCAGTATGCTCTTGAATAGCCTACCTCCTGAGGATCGATGGAGAGTGAGGGTGGCGGCAGGATGGGTTCAGGAGGCTCCTACGGCTCCTCAGGGCGGTCATGGCTATTGCTGTTATTGTCGGGAAACTGACAATGAGTGGGTGGTTCTGGATTGGTGCTATCTGCCCGATCCCAGTGTGCCGGTGAAGGAGAAGGTGCTTCACAAGATGAATGAGCCATACAAGGATGTCTGGTTCAGCTTCAACCATGAGCATTCGTGGGTTCACCAGCACTTCCACATGGAGGGAAGGGCGAGAGATTTACATGGAGAGAGCAAGTGACCAGATTGAAATGTTTCAACCGGGATGAATTGAGGCAGGGCATGGTTGTCAGGCTCAAGAGCGATTCGATGATGGGCAAGATGGTGATGAAGATGCTCAAGGTGTGCTGGAGTTCGCACGATGCGATTGTGATCATCATGCCGAGTGGCAGAATCTATGTGGGAGATGCACAACCGATAACAGCGAAGCTCACGCCGATTGAGGAATATGATGAGAAGGTTGCGAGTGGAGCATGGAAGGTCAAGTTCCTGTTGCCTGAGGAATATACGCATGAGAAGGGTATGGGTGCGGCTGAGTATTGGATCAAGTATGTGAAGGGAACTGTGTATGACATCGCCGCATTTCCGAGGTTGGCCTTGAAATGTATATTCGGCGATATCTGGAAGAAGGCCGCAGGATGGGAGTGGGCCAACTGGTGTACGGAAGGTGTCGCAGTTTCATGGTTGAAGGGTGGGAACATGAACCTCTGGAAGAAGACGAACCCGACACCTCTCACCACGCAGAAGAGGCAGAGCGAAGGGGTGTTCAACGATCTGACTAAGAAAGTGGTGAAGCGTGGCTATCGATAAGACAGCACTTGATGATGAGTTGAAAGACCTGAGGGACGAAGACCCGATACAGGTGAAGGGTGCGACTCCAGAAGAGACATGGCAAGGGATCAAGACGAATCTGGTCAACCAGCATGATGTGATTGCCGCAGGGTTGGAAAATGATTATCGTTTCAGTGTGATGTTGGTGATCAGTGAATGGACGAATCTGCCGTTGGAGGGATCAGTGGTGAAGATCGGGACAGCCGAAACCGAATACCGTGTGATGAGAACAGCGAGAGATTCTGTTGATGTCGGATACAGAATCGATCTGGGCAACAAGTTCCAGAACAAGTTGCCGGGTCCGAGTTACGGGGGGAGAGTCTAATGGCCGCCAAGACAGGAATTGAGTGGGATATGAGGAGCTTCTTTGCCCAATGGAAGAGGATCAAGGGCAGGAGTGACCGTGCAGGAGGTTCGTTTGTCAGATTTCAGGCGAAGATGCTGGGCAGGGCATTGGCTTGGTTCACGCCGATTGCTCCGTTCAGGCACAGAGGCCGAGTCGTAGTCGGGAGGGGAAGGGCGAGGGCCGGATGGTGGCCGGCAGTGGCGGGTCTGGGAGGAACGACTGTGTATACCACTTTCCCAGATAGGGGAGAGGGATCGCTTGTTGATGGATCGATGAATGTGAGCAATCCCCGGATCGTCATGACCAATGGAGTGCCGTACATCACAAAGATTGTGGGGCATGGCGATTGGCCGCAAAAGGCTCTGGCACAACAGATTGCAAAGGGCGAACAGCTTTTGGATCAGACGTATCGAAGGGAATTACAAGCATGGCTTTAGTCGCATTAGATGTGGAGACTCGGGTGGAGAGTGCAGTCGGTGAATTGCTGAATGCCATGAGCGAGTTGAACACAGAACTGGGAGGAGCAGGAAAGATATTTGTTGCGTATGCCGGGGATCATACGACACAGTATCCCTGTGCGTATTACAAGGCAGAGGCTTTCGGGGAGTTCACAGTCCGCACTGGATGGTACATGGGTAACATCCGACTGGGTTCTTGCACGTATAAGGAGGACGACAAAGACACAGCGAAGGTGAAGAAGGTTCTGGGATGGTTGAGAGGCTGGGCACAGCAATGTGATCTGGCAACTCAAATCACCAACAGCACTTCTGCACAAACTGCCGGGTCTGAATTAACGTGTGAGGATGTAATGGTGGACAACTTGCCAGTGGATTTCTCCGAAGGGCAAGAGATATATGAGATGTTTCTTGATGTGAGGATGCTGGTGCGTCCGTCGATAGGTGTAGTGTAAGAAAAGAAAGGGAGGAGAACAATGAGTTGTTCACAGAGACTTGGAGACAGTCGGCTTGAGTTCGGCACTACGGATGAAACGTGGGGTCTGATTCAGTCGGTGTCGAGTGAGGAGGCGGTGGAAGAAGTTGAGGCTCGTGATGGTTGCAATAACATTGTGGCCGTCGAACAGACTAACAAGATGAAGCGTGTGTCTGGTACATACCTGTACCGAAACCAAGACCTCTCGCTGGCTCCGGCCGGGCAGGTGGGAACTGGAACGCAGATCACACTCCAGACAAGTGGAGACATCATCTACATAAGCCGTGCGACCAATGAGTGGTCGAATGGTGGGTGGAGACAGGTGAGCTTTGATGGAGCGTATTACCCTAACCTCGGAAGTTGATGAGGGAAAGACGAGATTATGACAGAGATAAAGACAAGTGAGTTGGCACTGGCATCGAAGCTGTATGCGAAGGGTTGTCCTTTCATGGGTTTTGAGAAGGTGGAGGTCAGGGGGAAGCAGGTTCTTGAGTTCAAGTTTGAGGTCGAGGACACTTCCCTGTTGGATGATTACAGGACAGGGGCAGATGGAATCACGCAATATGAGAATTGCCGGAAGATGCTGGTGAGAATGTGTGATACCGAATTGCCAAGACGAAGATGAAAATGAGAAGGAGATAGAGATGAATCAAGAGAACCAGAACTTAGACCCGAAACAGTTGGAAGCCAGATCAGCGTTGCTGGATCAGGTGAATGAAGTGAAGGGTGAACAGGCAGATGTTGGGGCTCAAGAATCCGTTGATGCCCTGTTGCACCCTGAGGGTGGGATAGAGATATTGGATGGCAAATATCGCATCCCCCGCATATCGTCGAGATCGCTTTACCTGCTCGGTAAGATCAATTCCCCATTCGCCGCAAGGCCGCAGTTCGATGATGAAGGAAAGCCCATCGGACAGGAGATCACCGCTGATCAAATGATGGATGCGATCTATGTGATTATGAATCAGGATGATCCGAGGGTGATCATGACGATCGCTGATCCTATCGCATTCACGAATGCCGTGTTCAATCACTGTGCCACAATCGATGTGGCCGATCTACAGGAGATCGGGTTGGCTATCAATGAGCAGATGGAAGGTATCGGGAAGGCCGCTGAACATGAAGGAGTGGCAGGAGAATCTGGGCCGGGGGAAGGCTCTGGTACTACGACTTAATTGATGTGCTGTTGTCGCAGTATCATGGAGGATTGAAAGAAGCACGGGAGTGGTTGGATGCTCCCGTGCTAGTGATCGTCCGGTTGGCCGGATGTATCAAGAGAAGAAACAGCACGAAGAAGGAAAGCCGGAATGACAATGTTAAGCCCACTCAGGAATTGTTGGATGTCGCAGAGCAGTTTCTGTTGAAGATGAAGGAAGAGAAAGATGGCTCTAGCACTACAGGCGGTAGTAAGTCTTAACCCATCCTCGTTCAACCGGGGGATGGGTAATCTGTCGCAGACAGTTTCCAATGTGACAGGGGCGATGTCCCTCGCATTCGGAGGAGCTACCGCAGAGATTCTGGCGATGGGCAAAGCATTCGGGCCTGTCGGTGTGGCTGTCGGATCGTTGAAGCAGATCATCTCAGTGGGTGTACCCTTTGAACAGGCGATGGCCAATGTCGCATCGGTGACAGGTCTTGCCGCTGATGAGTTGCAGAGGTTGGAAGAATCGGCAAGGGATGTTGCCAAGGAAACCAAGTTCACAGCGACCGAAGCGGCAGAGGCTCTGTATAGTCTGGGAAGTGCCGGGATCGATACCACCGACAAGCTGATCAATACCTTGAAGCCAGCCCTGTTGTTGGCGGGTGCAACAATGTCGGACACGGTGATCGCCACCGAGACATTGACAGCGACGATGATCGCAATGGATATACCATTCAAGGATGCGATCAAGGTTGCTGATCTATTCGCAGGAGCTATTGCGAAGAGTCCCCTGAACATGGAGAGGTTGGCGGAGGGGATGAAGTTTGCCGCACCAGCCGCCGCCGCCTTTGGTTTGTCTCTGGAGCAGACTGTCACAGAGCTTGCGGCCTTCAATGCCGCAGGTGTCAGGGGATCAGAAGCCGGTACAGCGTTCAGGCGGGTGATGATCGAGTTGGCGAAGCAGTCGAAGAAGGGCGGAACGGAGATCGGGAATGCCTTGAGGAAGTGGGATGCGGGGACGGAAGGATTGACCGGTGCTGTGAGGAGGTTGGAAGCGGCCGGGATCGATACCAATACCGTGATCACCGAGATGGGAAAGAGGACAGGACCGAATCTGGCTCTGTTGATGAGGCTCGGAGCTGACAGCATTGATCTGTTGGGTGATTCAATTATCAGGGCCGCTGATGTGACGAAGATGTATGGAATCCAGATGAACACCTTGGGGTCAAGGTGGAAGTTGTTCCTCTCGCAGTTACAGGAGACAACATTGATCTTGTATGGTGCGTTGTCGCCGATCCTTTCAAAGATTGTGAAGCAGTTCACCGTGTTGGCTGATAAGGTGAACAAGGCATTCATCGCTTTGGCGAAGGGTGACATATCGATTTGGGATTTCATATTGAAAGGGTTCAAGGCTGTCGGGACGTGGATCACTCAGAATGCGTTCAAGATATTGATCGGGGGATTGCTGGCCGCCATCGGAGCCGCACCGTTTGTATTCGCCGCTAAGTTGGCGTTGATGCGAGGTGTGATGATGAGCATCGATTGGAAAGGTGCTTGGGAAAATATCGTCACCGGGTTGCAGGAAGTGTTCGCTGTGGTGATAAAGACAGGGAAGGAGTGGATGAACACATTCATCACTACCGTCTTTGGAGATCAGCAGGATTTTGCAGGAGCATGGAATCTGTTGTTGTTCGGGCTAGAGCAGAAGATGAGTGAATCGATGAGGGTGGCAGGAGATTTCTTGGATGATCTGGTTGATCTGTTCAAGGAAATAAATTGGCTGGAAGTATGGGATACAGTCAAGACAGCGGCAGTGATGGCCTTCCAGTTGATCTTTGCCACAGTCAAGCCGATAGTGTTGGGGATTCTGGATTTCATCAAGAACATTGACTGGTGGGAAACGTGGGCGAATATATGGTTCGGCATTGGCAAGATCACAAGGTTCTTTGTCGATCAGGTGATCAAGTTGATTGAGCTGATTGTGGAGAATTGGGATGCGATATGGAAGAAGATCGTGGAGATCACGCAGAGATATTTCAAGATCATGTGGGTGGCATTCGACAATTTCATGGCCGGATTTCTCGGAGAGAAGAAGTGGAATGCGTTCAAGGGGATCGTGGTGAAGTATGTGACTGCGATCTGGACATTCTGGGTCGGGGCGTGGAAGGCAATCAAGGGGGCGTATGATGCTGTGGTGACGGCATTCCAGAATGAAGGGCCTTGGGGTGTGTTCAAGTTGATCGTGGCGAAGGCGATGTTGGTGATCTGGAAATTGATCAAGCTCGTATTCAAGGGCATCGCAATTCTGTTCGACAAGCTAATGACAAAATTGCTCGGAGACAAGTGGACGAAGTTCAAGGACATTGTGAAGAAGGTGTTCGGTGCTGTCTGGGGTGCGGCGAAGGGAGCATTTCTAGGGATCAAGGGTGCATTCGATAAGATGATGAATGCCTTGAAGGACAATGGGGTGTGGGGTGCATTCAAGAGTATCGCAGAAAGTGCATGGAATGGGATCAAGGATGTCGCAGAGAATATCTGGAAATCGATCAAGAAGATTTGGAAGGCTGGAATTGATTTCATTGCAGATGCCGAGTTGTGGAAGTCGGTGTCTGAGGTCGCATCCAAAGTCTGGAATGGATTAGTGGATGGGATCACGAAAGCATTCCTAGCGATCAAGGGAGTGGTGACAAAGATTGCCAAGTTCATTTGGAATGTGTTGAAGGGGATCGGTGATGCCTTTGCGAAGTTGTTCGGAGGAGATGGCGGTGGAGTTGAGGTCGATGGCGGTGGCGGGGTTGGCGGTGGTGGTGGGACTGGAAATGTTGCCATCGGTGGAAGTGTCACGATTGATGCCGAGTCGTTCAAGGGTGTCGCACAGGAATCTACCCTGAAAGAAATCCTCGATCTGATGAAGTCGATGGAAGGAGTGGTCTGGGCATGAGTTCGATTGATGCTTACCTTGGCGGCCTGAATGCTTTCGGCAAGAATTATGTCGATGCACCTGAGGGTGGAGTGCCTGATGTCGATAATGCGAAGGAAGTCATTGGCGATGTTAAGACGATCAGGGTCAATCGTAAGGTGTTCTGCCTAAAGACTGATGGCATCGATGTAGAGGATGATCTGAGGGCGAATGAGGATGATTTGAAGATATATGTGGGGAAGGATTCGCCATTGGATTTCGGATCGGGCTATCGGTTGATCGATGCGAATGCAGACCCGTTGAAGGGATCGATGATGTCCCTCGCTTGTTCGTATGAGAAAGAAGTTCAGGGCATCTTTGATTCACAGTTGCCGCCGAGTGTGACCGTGACCTGTGTGAATGGTGTTGTGACAATGTTATTCAATGGAAGTCCGATGGAGTCATGGGATACGGGGAAGGAGTGCAAGGAACAACCTCTCAGGGTAACAGGTAAGCTCTGGACAAAGACCGAGTATCGGGTGGAGCTATTTGCAAATGATGTGAGGGTTGAGGATTACAATTTCGGGGTGTCGGGTGATCTTGACCCGGAGAACAATGATGATCATTACATGCACTGGGAGTGGTCTGGGTCTGACTGGGCGCAGTTAGTATTGCTCGGAACAGTGCTATTTCGATTTGACGCATAAAGAGATAAAAGATGAGATGGTTGCACCAATTCCCTAAAGCGATAATGAAGCCGGTGCTTGTGAGGTTCACCCAGTGGAAGAAGATATGTGGTGGCTTCAATGAGTTACAGGAGAATGTGATCACTGAGGTGATCGATGGGGACAACATCACATCGACCAGAGACAAGGGCAGTAACAGTGTCACAATCAATTCAACGGGGGGAGATTCGTTGCCCCCGACTACAGGCAAGTCGAAAGGCATGGTGCTCTCGCTTGTAGATACATCGCTTACAAAGGATTGGCAGTTCCCAATGTCCCACCCATGAGTGATCCATTCACAGACCCAACCACCGATGGTTTCGAGTTGTTCAAGACGGCCAACCTGAATGAATTGCTCTTGGCGTATAGTGAGAGGAGACAGGCACTTGGGCAGAGTGCAGTCGGGAACATCGGGGATTACAACACTGATGCCAGCAAGACATCGTTGTGGTCAGATATGCAGGAGTGGATCGAGGCGAACCTGACCAGCTTCGTGGATCATACGCAAGAGCCGTTCACTGGTCAGGCGACTTTCCCCACATTCGACCTCTCCACCTTCAGGAGTGCCGCAGGATTGAATGCGAATGGATTCAGGAGAGTGCCGGCAGGGACGTGGGATGGGTTCGATGCAATCCCTTATCAGTATGGAATCCAGCAGGACTACGACATGATCTGGTGGTGGACGTATGATGATCTACAGAAGGCGTTCAGCACATTGAGGTGGACTGAGCATACCACAGGATTCACACAGGCGGTGAATGAGGAATCGCTTGGGGCAGGGCCGTATTTCTCAAATCCAAATTGTGCCGCCGGATATGCGGCGGCCAATGCTGTGTATGCGGCTGATTCGTGGTCGTCATTCCCTACCAACGATGTCTATTATTGCGTTGCACCGATCTGGTATAGCTCGGGCCAGTATGGCTATCTACCGAACAGGAGAAGGGGATCGGGTCAGGTCACAAATGTATCAACCGCTCTTGATTCCAAGTTGAGGATGTATGGCCTACCGAGTTATTATCCCGGCTGGTTGGTTGGGGTCGCCACGTGGTATGACATCGACAGCCTTGGAGCACAACAAGACAAGTTGTTATTTATGAATGAAGAAGTGACAGCATCGAAGAATGCAACCCGCATCAGTCCCTTATTCGATCCATCGTCTATCAATCCTTATTTCCAAGCGGGTGTGAATTGTAGCAACCAGCAGGTGTACAATATCAGGATCAATCGGAGTGAGGTGCGGTGGTTGTACAACTGGGAGTTCACGAATGAGAATTAGAAGGATGTTGAATGCGATTGCTCATCCCATCACGGAGTACCGGGTGCGGAAGGCGAAGGGGAAGCACAGGGAGAGGTTTCCGTTCTGTGCTATGTGTAAGATCAAGGCGACTTTCTGGGGTCGGAATAATGATGTGCATCACATCGAGCCAGTTCATGTGAATCCAGAGAGGGCCTGTGATCCACGCAACTTGATCACCTTTTGTCGGATGTGCCATTTCATGGTCGGACATTTCGGGAATTGGCGGGATTGGAATGGAGGGATTGAGGATACGGTCGGGGACCTCGGCCAGCACTACATCGGATTGAAGGACAAGTATAGGAGGACAGATCAAGATGAAGATATATCTGCATAGTTGCCATGCGGTTTTGGAGTATGATCAGGCGAAGATGTTGATGGGATTGGGCCATGAGGTGGTCGGGTTGTTTGATGTCGGGAGTGAACAGAGGCCGAAGATCAAAGGGGTGACGGATCGGAATGTGGAGTTCGATGATGGTGTTGATCTGTTTCTGGTTCACCAGTTGGAGGAGTTCGAGAGGAGGGCTGTGGCTTATGCTTCATTAGGGAAGCCGGTGGTCGTGATGGCATTTGGTCAGGGAAGCCGGGAACAGCATCGCCTGTTGGCTCAATCGATGCACCGATACAAGAATCTTCATGTGTGTGCTTATTCAGTGAAGGATCATGCGATCTATTGTGAGGAGGGTGCTCCCTGTGAACAGTTGAGGTTGATCAGGTTCGGGAAAGATTTGAAGGAGTTCGGGAAGTGGAAGGGGGGAACGCCGAGAGTGTTGGTGATGTGCAATGACATTCATCGGAGAGGTGAAGCGTGTGGATGGGATGTGGTTCACAAGTTGAGTGCGAGAGGATTGCCGATCACGTTGTGCGGAAACAATACCGATAAGCAGGATTATATGCCGGGTCTTGGGCAGGTGGACTATGATGAGATCAAGCACCTGATGAGATCATACCGGGTGGCATTCAATGTCGGGACAATTCCGGCGCCATATACCTTGTCGCTTGTCGAGCAGATATGTACAGGGATGCCGGTGGTCGCTTGGGACAATGGGTGTGGGATCGTGGATGAAGGTCTGGATGTTCATACAGTCAGGACCGAGGAAGAGGCAGAGGCCGCATTGAGTTTCGCTCTGGCGAGTGATGAGAATGCCGGAGCGTTGCATGAGTTGTCGGTTCAGTGCCAGAGACATTTCGATGTCAAACCGGTGACAGCGTTGTGGAAAAGGTTTTTGTCATATATTGATGAGGGGGAATGGTTGTGAAGATTTTTTGTGACTACCATCATGGTGGTCTAGCTCGGTCAATGTTTTATCTGTTCGGCGACAGGTTAGGACATCACATTAGATATGCTGATCCTTCATTTGCCCATGCAGTTGACTTGACCGGGCAATTTTTCGTGGGGCTGGATGAGAAGAAATGGCTGAGTGCGATGGGAGGGATCAGTCGAGAGAGTTGGAAGAAGTATGGGGGGACGGTATCACAGGAGGAGTTCATGGATACCGATTGGGATGTGTTTCTATTCACACGGCCAGAGACTCAACAGATGATCTGGAATCTCGGTCACAGGTGCAATGAGAAGGTGATCGCCATCGGTCAGGCCGGGAATGAGAATACCGTTTATGATTGGGGAAGGGTGAAGCACCTGATCACCAGTGATGAAGATACATGGAGACTTGTGCCGATAGGGGTCGAGACAATTCTGACTGGTCAGGAACTAGGCCGTCATTTCGGGAAGAAGTTCACTCCAGTGACCGAAGAGGGATTCCATACCGTGAATTGTTTCATCAACAATCTGAGGGGACAGTCACAGGCGTACCGATGGAGTGCGAATAATTGGGGGCCGGGTTGTCCTCATTGTGAGAGTCGGATCGCTCCGAAGGAACACATGAACCTGTTCGATCTGTGGAAAGAGACTTCTGAGCCCATGAATGGATATGCGTTCAAGGTGTGGGGTCATACCAATGAAGGTTTGCCCGGAGGGAAGAATCTGAAAGACAAGGATATGCCGAAGCACTACGAAGCCGGGGCATTGACTTGGCACGTTAAGGGATTTGATGGGTGGGGTCATTCGATGTTGCAGAGCATCGCTTGTGGTCGGCCGGTGATCGTGGAGAAAAGATTCTACAGATACCGCACCGCAGGAAGTTTCCTGATCCCCGGAGTTACCTGCTTTTACGTCGATTACAACCCGACATCGTGTCAGGCGGCCATCGGGCATCACACTCAGGACTTGGATCAGGTCAATCACTATGCTAAGAGATGTTGGGAAGCGGCGAAGGGTCTGTTCGATTGGAAGCATGAGGCATGGCGAGTGAAGAGGTGGATGAAAGAGAGATTGTGATGGCAAAGAGGAAGAGATACAGCACGAAGAAGTTGATGGGCAATACATTCGTCTGGGATCGGGACGACAATCGATACATTTGTCTATGTCCAAGAAAAGAGGATGCGGTGAAGATCAGAACAGCCCTGAATAAATAGATAAGGAGATCAAGATGAGATTCTGCACCATACCAACCGCCCGGTTTTCCAAAGCTGTGGCAAATCCGTTTGTCTCAAATGAAGAGATGGACATCATTCTGACTCTGGCCTCGAGGTATAACAATCCGAGAGTGTTGGAGATCGGGACGAATAAAGGCATCACAACGGCCAACATCGCACGAGTGTTGAAAGCTAGGTCTGAGGGAAGGGTGTTCAGTGTCGATGTCTCTGGCGTCCCCTCAGGGCTTCCTGATAGCCAAAAAACAGAGGTATTGCCCAGAGAGGAGATCGGATCGGAGATTCCCGATGATCTGAGGGGCATGGTTGACCTTGGACTGGTGCGTCCTGATCAGGATGGTGATCTGGAGGGGTTGTTGCTCCATTGGTCGAAGGGAGGGAAGTTCGATCTGGTATTTCTCGACGGAGATCACAGCTACAAGGGAGTATCGGAAGCCTATGAAGCAGTCCTGCATTTCTTGAGTCCTTGGGGGATCGTTCTTTTCCATGATGTCTGGTTCGATGAAGAACCACCGCCAGTCGATGGGCCGATGTTCTTTCTGAATGAGAGAGATGGGTGTGTGATCAATTTCAGCCATATCGGAGTAACGGGGGCGGATGAAATGAGACTCTGAGAAATACATTGCGGATAAACTAACGAGATGATAGATAGGAGATTGAGATGAGCAGGATCAAATACGAACTGCGTCCCGGAACGATTCTTGACCTGAGGCACTATGGAGGTGTTCAACTCAGGGCCGACCAACAACACAATGCCTTCCTCAAGGCCGTTGTAATTGCCCAGAACAATAACCCATCGGGCGGTGATCTATGGGCAGACCTCGCAGGATTCCCCGAAACTCTCGTGCGGATCGCAAATGCAATCTGGAAAGCACGGCATTCAGACAGTGAGGGTATCAGGAAGAGTGGAGAGATCGCCCACCGGAAATTCCTGATGAGCAGTCGGGTCTATTTCGAGTTCAAAGCCTGTGACGATGTTGCATCATGGCAGAACACATGGGATGCGAGGAGAATGGGGATCGGTGATCTTCTGGTTGAGGTCGGAATCTGTCAGAGGATCGCAGAGACAATCGGAGAGGACGGCCTTTGGATCATCTACGATCCCACATATCCGAATGCAGAAGAGATATGGGATGCCTCTGGATTGAAGTGTCTGCCGATTGAGGGTCATTTGCCCAGTGAGAATATCAAGAGGGCATTGAGAGTGTGGGAGGAAGATGCAGTGTGGCAGATCGTGCCGTTCAGGGGACACCCTCAGGAGAGTGCGTTGGGTGGAGTACCGAGAAGATCATACCAACAGGAAGTCGGGTATCCCGGTGCTCAGATGTTGTATGAACTGGGCTGGGAGGAATTGGTTGACTGGAAGCCCGTACAGATTGACATCCGCATCCCTGAGGAGGACTCCGTGTGGGCAACAAGATGGATGGATGAGCATTTGGATCCCCTGAGTACGATCATCACCGTTCAACCTGTCGAGAGGACAAGACAGAATGAGTTCAGTGATGCCCACTTGTGGCAATGTGCTTTCTTGGATGTCTTGAGGAAGCATCCCACAGGGCAGATCGTTGTCGGGTGTTCGTTTGAGGAGAGACAGATCGCAGAATCCCTGCTCCCCGCTGATGTTCTGAGAAATGCAATGTTCGTAACGATGGGCCTGATGAAGTGGATGTCAATAGTGGATCGATCTGATGTCCATGTGACAGCCAACAATGCAGGATTGTGGATCGGAATTGCCATGAGTGATGAGATTGTTCTGGTCGATGGGTCGAGAGAGGAGCATCCAGATTACTCTCTCTGGATACCGCAGACAGATTGGTTCGATGGATTGAGTGGGAAGGAGGTCACTGTCCTATGACTCAACGGCGATCCAAAACAGAAAGGGGAGGTCCGCTAGCAAAAGTCCCACAACAGCAAAGCCAGCCACGCCAGCAGAATCGGCCTGTGTGTTCTCTGGTATACGTCAGCCGCAATGAAGAATTCAAGTCCGCTAGCAGTCTCCGACACTGTTTCCGATCAACTACGCTAGCAGAATATGACGACGCTCCGCAAAGCCAGCCACGCCAGCCTATAGGGGACGTCCGCAAGACCAAGTGCGCCAGCATTTTCCAGTTTTCAAAATGAAAATAGCATTTTTAACGGTGGGGGTCCTTTTGGGGCGCAGGCGTGTAGTCATTCTTTTGCCGG